CTTTTAAATCTATTAAATTACAAAGACATACGTCGTAGTTCCATCCAGATTCGGACTGGAGATCTTCACTTTGTAGGAGTGACGTGTTTGACCAGCTACACCATGGAACTATAAAAGAGATACTTTGGTAATCAATGTTGGAATCGAACCAACTACTTTCGGTTTAGCAAACTGATGTTCTAACCTAATGAACTAAATGATTGAAACATTATTGTGAGTATCTCGTTGTGGAGTCAGAGGGAGTTGAACCCTCGTCCAAATAGAGTTTATTCTATAAGAATTATACAAGCTTCTGTGTATTTTTACTAATCAGTCAATTAGAAGGACCAACACTTCCTTGTTTTAAGACTTTAAAAGAGATCTTTGCTAATGTCTTGCTTGAAACTTTTAATAACTGAGTAAGTTTCCAACTCAGGCAGCCATTAATTCTTTAGAATTAAAAGCTACAATTTTAATGTTTAATAAGTCGCCTTTTATTCTTTTATAGGTCTCTCCCTATTGTCAGTGCTTGTTCTTATTACCTTCATCTATTGTCTATTTTCCTTTTGACCCCAAGTATTGCGGGATGTATGGGATTTGAACCCATGATATCTGCCGTGACAGGGCAGCGCCTTAGACCACTAGACGAACACCCCAAGTGGAGGATTAACTAGAATCTCCTCCTGTCCTGTATTATGTATGAAAAAATTTTTTGTAAACTAAGAAGCCGTTATGAACTTATCTAGTATTATTCATAGTACTCCCAGTAGGGATCTAACCTACGACCTGAATCTTAGAAGGATCCTGCTCTATACACTGAGCTATGGGAGCATTTAAGATACTAATTAAAACCTATTACCTTTATAAATTGTTTTGTTTTAATATTGTAAGTATCTTAACCTTTAAAACTTGGAATTAGTCAAAATGACCGTGGACCCACTGGTAGTCGAAACCAGATTCTCAGTGTGCAGAACTGAAGTAATAGCCGTTATACTATGAGCCCAAACAACCTTATAGTGAGTAGAAATATATAGTCATTTTTCTAATATATAAGGTTCTACTAGATGCTATCTAGGAATTTATTTGGACCTCACCATGCTCGTCACCAGAGTTATTTTCTCAATATAAGCCTACAGCTTTTACCATTATAAACTGTTAAGGGGAATGCATCTATCTTTTACAACCTATGCTCCTATAAGGTTGGACTATGTCATCGGTAAGGGATTCGAACCCTTGATCTCCAGGATGAAAACCTGACGTCCTAGGCCAACTAGACGAACCGACGATATTACAAGATACTAAATCTAATAATTCAAACGAGCTACAAATATGAATAAAATTAAAGTTGTAAGTATCTTAATTTTAAAATTATGCCACGTTCCGAAAGATAGATTATGCTGGTTCAGGCATATATTTCCAAATATAACCAAAAGCTTCTTGTTGTATTCCATTACAACATCTTGTTATACCTACATGTGCTCCAGAGTTTTGTGTAATGTTATTTTCCTATAACCATTTCTAAGCTTCTCTAGAACCATAAAAAATTTGAATAAAATTACCAGCTAAATCATATTGAGCTATTAATTTAGAGTGTGCGTTACGGAGTTTTATTCCATGAGCTTTTAATACTTTGCTAATAGTTTCTTTAATACACCCCAATTTTTTAGAAATCTATTCTCTTGTATACCCTAATCTAGCTAATTCTATTATTTCATTGTGATCATACAATATTTTTCCGTCACCACCTTTAGTAGCATTATATCCGTTATGACCATAAGTCTATAATTCGTTTATCCAATAAACCTCCCTTTCAGATAATTTAGAATCATCTTCTATGTATTCAATTTCTTCTATCTTAAAATTTTCTATACCATATTTATTCATGGCATCATATAGAGGACGTTTTTCACATCTACTTCTCTAATAATCGTTTTGATGTTCCCTCCATCTTTCATCTAAACTATTTATAGTTTTTCCTATATACCTTTTACTATTAATTAAGTTAGTAATACAATAAATATATCCCATTTTTTTAAATTTTTATTAGTCCCGAAAAAGAGAATCGAACTCCTGTCTCAGCATTATGAGTGCTGCGCTTTAGGCCGCTAAGCTATTTCGGAATCTGTTCCACTGAACATTTTTCTCTAAAGGATACGCAGTTACTCGTCACGAGCTTCCGCAATTACTAATTAAATATTATTAAGGAGTTGCGAGGGTTGGAATCGAACCAACGTAGACCAGCTTATGAGACTGGGCTGGCACCATCTCCAGTCTACCTCGCGATATTATCTATTAAATGGATACCAATACCTAAATTCATCATTAAATGGATATTTCTTATCTATTAAGTCAGATTTCTTTAGTTTTCTTCCTAATGCTTTTTCCATACATTTATAACAAACAAACGTATTTCTTTTATTTTTAATATTAAAATAATTTAATACTTGTAACCATTTATCATTATTAAGCATTGGAGAAATGGAACTTGAATAATGCCAAGTTTCGTTACATATTTTACATTTACATATCATAATAATTAAACATTAAAGAAAGAATATTTAAGTCGAAGGAAGGCAGACTGTTACTTACTTTCGCTCCCATCTATATCCAAGACTAACTTTTTATTGTGCACTTCGTCTTGCAGTCAAGTTTACAGGTTTTCCCTGAATTCGCTCTTAACTACTATTCTTTCTTTTTATCTTTTTTAAAAAAGATTTCTTAAAACCATTGAGCTATATAAAGAAGGTTTATTATCAGCGTTTGTTATATAATAGTAATAATAACAATCATCATCAGCAGTAACAATAATCTTTTTCTTAAAGTCAATAGAAACTATTTCATCTTCGTTAAATTCGTCTCCAATTTTTAAGTTTTTAAACTTAATAGAGGAATCTACATATTCTCTTTGAACTGAATAGAAACTTCTACAGTTACTTAATTTATATTCTTCAAGTTCTCTCTTTTGTTCTTCAGATAATTGATCATAAGGAACTCCAGGACAAGGATGAGGCATAGGATTTAATACTCTTTCTGCTTCTTTAGCAAAATTATTTATAGAGAATTTTTCTTTGTTTTCCAACACCTCGTCTTTATACATATAACCACGAATACATGTATATTCATAATTACATACACTAACATTAAAGAACTCTTTAGCTTTAGTTAATCCATCCATTCCATGAATATTAACTTCATTAACAATAGTCTTTAAAATATCAATAGTTGATATAGTTAAAGTATCTATATAATCAATAAGTTCTTGACGAGCTTCTGGAACATGAAGATTATCATCAAGATATTCTTCAACTGTTTTTAACTCTAAGTTTCCAAACTTCCTAACATAACGAAGTCTTGAAGGTCTTCCAATAAGATTTTCGTTAATATTCATTTCATTAGAAGTAAGAAGGAATATCTTTCTATAAATAGAATTATATACTCCATCCATTATTTGAAGAATTGTAGAATCAGCTTCTTTAAAATTTTTCTCGAATTCGTCAAAGAAAAGAACACAATCAAAATTAAATTTACCAATAAATTCAATCATGTCCTGATTCTGATCTCCCATATCTTTAACAATAATAATTGGAAGATTAAAATCATTTGCTAGAGTTTTAGCTGTAACAGTTTTACCTGTTCCTTTAGTTCCCGTTAACATAATACCAAAGTTTCCAGTGGTATTCTCATAGGTCTTTAAAACGTGTTTACAAAACTCTGTTTGAAGACCATACATTTTATAATCAAAGGTAAACTTATCAGCATATCTGTCAAGATACCATCCTGTCATTGATACTTCAATATTGTAAATACCTACAGGAATTTGTTTAACAGTACTAAAATTACCTTCTACTCTTTGATAAGAGTTGTCTCTTTTTAACCAGCTTACTATTGTTTCCATTTCGTTTTAAAATTGTTTATTTGTTGGGGCACCGAGACTCGAACTCAGTCAAACAGAGCCAAAACCTGTTGTGCTACCATTACACCATGTCCCAATATGCTACCTTTTTGTCCCCAGAGTAGGTAGCAACTCTGTATTAATTAGTGATAAAACCTGAATCCTTTAGAAGATCTTTAACAGCCTCTTCAACATCTAATTCTTTTTCGAGTTCTTTATACTCGTCAGTTGTTCTAAGGAGAATTGTTTTTAACCCTTCTAAAGATTTTATGGCTAATTTATCCATAATATCAGGTACATTATTTTCTTTATGACTCTTTAATATTTCATATTCCATAGAATCAATAATAGAATCAATCAATTTTGGACTTTTAATAAAACTATTACAAGTTTGTTGTAACATTGGATCAGTTCCATCAATATATACAGATCCTAAATAAGTGTCAGGTTCACTTATAATATCTGATGAAATACACATACCTGCACCAATAATACAACTAAACTCTGGACCATACTTTGCTTTTAAAGCATCAGCTAAATCCTTTAACCTATCAAGGTCTGCTTTAATTTCGTCATTTGTATACATACTATCTACTTTTTTAGTTAATAACTGTACCTCGAACAAGAATCGAACTTGCACGTCCTTTTCAGGACATCGGATTTTAAGTCCGATGCGTCTACCTATTCCGCCATCGAGGCACTTAAAGATACTTAAGATCCAACAAAAACATTATCAACAGAATTAAGAAAACTTTATTTTCATTGTAAGTATCTTGAATTGTAAAGTTATTAATAAGTTTTTTAAATTTACAGTTAAAAAATGTTAAGAATTCTTTGTAATATTTTTCTTGAGATTTTCAATCTCTTCTTTCATTCTTTGACATTCTTCATTGTAAGTTCGACCTCTATGATAGATTTCTCTACCATTTCTGGTTGAATACCAAGGTTTCTTATCTTCACCAGCTGCCTTAAACTTTTCATAAGCAGCCTCCAACCTTTTGAGCACAGCTTTTTCACGTGCTACTAATGAACCTTTTCCTTTTCCCATAATCTTTATTTATTTAATTGAAATTTATTATCAAATTCTTCTTTTTTATTTTCCCAATATTTAACCAAAGATTTAGCAGATTCTAATTCTTTATTAACATTTTTTGTTGCTTTCTCATAAAGTTTATTTTGAATAATTTCCCAAACATAATCAGGAACTTCTGAATATTCAATAAAATGATGATATGGACTATCTTTATATTCTTTATACAAATAAGTATTTTTTAAGTCAGGATCATTAAAATAATATGATTCTAAATAATCTCCATCTCTATCGCTGTCATAACAATATTCTATACTTATTGTTGTTCCGTGAGTTTTAAAATCTTTATTTAAATGTTCAGTTAAATATATACGAGGGTAAAGATGATCATAATGTGATTTTGTAAAACGACCATCATTATTAAAAAAGTTAGCAAAAAACAAACCAACCTTTTCTTCAACAATAAATACATCATTAGTTGAATTTGGACAATACTTAAGTAATGTCTTAATGTTTTGTATTCTATCTTTT